TCATGGCGCAGCCGCTTTCTGCAGATGCGCTAGCTGGTCCGCATTGTCCCGCGCGATGCCGAGATCGGTGGCGAGCAGGGCGACAGCCTCAGACAGCGTAACATCCGAGGCGGCGTCATCAGGCTGGCCGGGGGCGATGGCGGCAGAGGCATCGTCAAGCCCGGCGCCGCTGGCGGCGGCGTCGAGCAGCCGGACAGCGCCCCAGTTAATGACACAGCCAGCATTGCTTTTCGTATCGACATAGACGGGCACCTTCTCGACAATGGTCTGAATCTGCTTTTGCGTGGCCGCCGATGCGGCCAGATGGGCGCGCGCCTGTTCCTCCCCCGCCGCGATCCATTTTTCCCGCGCCGCCAGCGCGGCGGCCTGCGCCTTTGTGTCCGCCAGCTCGCGCACGGCGATTTCCTGCTGAAGCCCTGCGAGCTCTGCCTTCAGTCCGCCGCCCACCAGCGGCAGCCCGTCGATCCGCGCCGTCTGCCATATCAGGCCCGTCCCCAGCAGCAGCGCCAGCGCGCCCACCACCGGACTTGTTGTTGAGCCGGCGATCTTTCCCGTCAGCCAGCTCCACAGCACCGCGATCATCGCCGCCGCTCCTGTTTCACCAGCCGTCCGCCGATCCCCAGCAGCAAAAGGCTCAGCGACAGCGCCGTCACCAGCCTCTCCGGCAGATGCTGCTTCAGATCGTCGGGCAGCGCGGCCCACACCGCCTGGATCGCCGCCGTCGCCGCCATCGCCTGCATCGAGATCCAGCGCCAGGCACTCTTCCATTCCTCGACCGGCGTCATGACCGCGCCTCCAGCACGGCAATGCGCGCGGCAAGCGCCTCAACCAGCGCGTAAAGATCCTTCACCCCCCACAGCGCCAGGTGTCCGAACGGCTCGGCCGAGGCGTGCCAGGCATCCGCCGCGTCCGCCGGCCGCGTCACGCCCATGTGCCAGGGCATGTGCTCGTATGCCTGTTGTGCGATGACGCCGAATGCCTTTTCGCCCGTCGCCTTCCATGCAAAGTCGCCCACCCACAGCGCCCGGATCGCCGCGCGATAGTCGGACTGCTCGGCCAGCACGGTCTTCAGCCGTCCATCCGATGTGGTGTTGTAGGTCGTACTGCTGCCGTTGGTCGTCACCGTACCGGCCAGGCTGGAGCCATAGTAATAGGCCATCAGGTAACCGGATGTGCTGTCCACCCGGGCCTGCAGCGCAATATCCCCGGAACCCGAAGCCCAGCCGGAGACGCCGATCCCGCCCTTGCCTTCAATGCGGGTGCCCGCGCTGTTCCAGGGTGATGTCACGCCGGCCAGCAGGTTGCCGCCCGCGGTAATGACGGGGCCTTGCACGAGATCAGTGTAGTTGTAGCCGAGGGAAAACAGATCAGGGTTGGCCGTGCCGCTGCCCGGACCGAATACCCACGTCTTGCCGCCGGCGTGGGTATCGGTGCACTTGATGGCGTCGCTGGCGGCGGCATCGGAATATATGTGCAGCCTGGCGGAAGGCGCGGCGCCGATGCCGACGTTGCCGGCAAATGTGGGGCTGTCCATGTTGATCATGCGCCCATCGGCGCGGCCATAGAAGGCGCAGCGCCAGTTGCCGCCGGCGTCCGACCGGAAGCAGGCCATGTCGCCCGCCGCGGTGATTATGTCGCTTCCGCCCGGCAGCACCAGGCTGGCGGCATCGTGGGTCAGCGTCAGCATATCGGCAAAGCGCACCAGCCGCAGCGCATTGGCACCCGTACCAAGGCTGGTGATGGCGGTCGTACCGGTGACCTCAACGCACAGCGCGCCCGCCGCGAAAAGGTCGCAGGTCGCGGCGGACGCGACGCTCACCTCCGGCCCGGCCATCAGCGCGCCCAGGCCCGTCCACTGTCCGCTGCGATAGACCAGCGGACTGTCGCTGGTGGAAAGATGCGCGATCAGCCCGTCGAACGGCGTGAAGATGCGCCAGCCGCCATCGATGCGATAGGCGATCTTGTAGGCATTGCCCGCCCACGCGCCGGTAGGCGCCCCGCCGGTGACATAGGTATCGCCATCGGCGGGCGTGGCGGGCGGATCGTTGACCAATAGCCCCTTCAGGAAAACGCCGCCCAGCGCGTCGATCTGGATCAGCGCCTCGTTGATCTGGGCGCTGTCCATTTCCTGCATCTGCGCCAATTCGGGCAGGCCCATGCGCGGGGTGCTAGCTGACATAAAGTGCTTCCTTTGCTTGACGCCCCCGCCCGATGAGTGACGAAAGCTGGTAGACGCGAATGATCAGCGGATTGGGCAGGCCGCCGGGAAAATCCGCCGCCTGCTGCGCGGCGGTATAGACATAGGCGTGCTCGCCAAGGCCGGAGGCAGTGCGCACCACCGTCTCACCGGCACATATCTCCAGGTCATAGGCTTGACGCGCCTCGCTCATCGGCGTTTCCGGCAGGGCGATGGCGGCGGCCGATGGCGCGCGGTCGCGCCGCCGCCACGACAGGTTGAGGTCGCCGCCGTCCCACGCAAAAGCCAGATGGCAGGGCGCCAGCGGGATCAGCGCGGTGCCCTCGAACGTCCTTGCCGCGCCCTGCCAGGAGACATCGGAAATGGGCCGCGATACCGGACCCCACAGATAGTTGAAAGGCTGGCGCGCCTGGCCGGTCGAAAGGCCCAATTGCACCAGGCTTTCATCCAGCACCACCACCCGCGCGCCCGCCGGTACGGGCGACCGCATCTGCCCTTCGCTGCCGCGCCGCCCGCGCAAGAGGTTGGTCAGCGTGTATTCGCCGGGCCCGGTGAGCGCGGCGTCGGCATACTGCACCACCTCCCAGCCGCCATCCGGGTTCTGCACCGCCAGCGCATTGGCGCCGCCATAGACCGCCACACTGCCGGCCGACGACAATGCGCCATTCACCAGCCGCAGCTTCAGGCTGTTCACCCGGTCCCAGTGCCAGCGCGGCCCGCTGTAGAAATCTTCCACCGTCACGCCGAAACTGCATGGCGTCGTCAGGGTGACGTCGCGCACGTAGCCGGATGTCGTCGCGCTCCTCAACACCGCGACATCGCCCGGCCAGGGATCGGCATAGGCACCGACAAAGGGCGCGGCGATATTCTGATCGTCCCGCAGCCAGGGCAGCTCCAGGAAGATCAGCAGCGCGCGGCCAGGTTGCGACGGGGTCTGCCCCAACGCCGGCGCCCGCACCGGCCCGGCGTAGCGGTCATAAATGGACGGATCGGTGGCGATCGCCTGAACGGCGCGCGCGGTCCCGTCATCGATGCCGGTCAGGCGCAGGCGATGGGCGCGCCCGCCTGCCGTCAGCGCCACTTCATCGCCGGCATCCAGTGCCAGCGCCGAGGGCGGCAGCGAGAACTGCGCGCTCTCGCGCATCACCCATGCGTCCTGCAGCAGCCGCGCGCCGATGCCGCCAGCCTCCTCCTGGTCCATCACCAGCGGCAGGCTGGAGGTGGCGACGCGATTGGACGTGCCCGCAAGCCGCCGCGATTCCACGCTGGCCTGGGCATAGTCCCGGCCGCCGTCGATATAGGCGATGCGCGAGGCCTGGGGCAGGTCGCTTTCCTGCGCCCGCACCAGCGAAATGGCGGCGCCATTGTCAGGCAGCACCAGGCCATCGGCGTCATAAGCCGTGGGCACCGCACGCCCGCGCATGGCAAAGACGATTTTGCCCTCCCGCTCCACCGCGTCAAAGAAGAAGGCCGTGGCGACCGTGCCCGCGCTCGCGCTCACCGCGATGCCACAGCGGCCGTCGCCCAGGTCGGCATCGCACAGATGGCCGAACACCCGCCCGACAGGCTGGTTCAGCGCCTGTGTCAATCCGCGAATCTCCGCCTGGAAGGCGCCGTCATTGCGCGTCACCTCGCCGATGGTCCCGGCGCGCATCAGGACGCGCTGATCCACGGCGGCCCAGTTCACCCGCCAGATCTGGATCGCGGCATTGTCGTAAAGCCCCGCCGCCAGCTCGTCTTCGTTCAGCGTCGCCGACGACAGCGCCCCCGCCAGCGTCAGGTTATCGACCGCCAGCCCCAGGCCGGATTCGACCTGGCTGGCGGTAAAGCCGCTGACCGCGTCGTATGTCACGCCATCGAATGAAAGACTGCGGTCATGGTCGGTGAAGCCCTGCACCACATTGTCTCGACGGGTCAGCTTCCAGCACCAGCACAGGGTGGTGGCGCCGCCGTCAAGATGCGCCTGAAGGCCGGAGGGTAACGTTTTCATTCTCTGTCATTCCCGCGCAAGCGGGAATCCATCTTGAAGGCAAAAGGTCAGAGTAGGATTTCCACCAGCGGAATCGACGGAATCTCCCCCGCCGCGAAACTGGCCAGGTTGATCGACAGAACGTCCGTGTCGAAGCGCACCGGGCAGTCAAAGGCGAAGCCCGCCGCGACCGCCGCACCATCGGCAGGCGCGGTATCGAAAGCGACAATCCCGGTGGCGGCATCGCACGACCAGCCGCCGATGGCTTCGACGCCATTCACGGCCACGCGCACCGTGCCGGCCACCGGCTTTTGAACTGTCCGCGTCCACGACCCCACACCCGAGGCATAAGTCTTGGTCAATTGAAACTGCGTGGCGCTGCCGTCGCCGGTGCCGATGGCCTGGTCGGTGGGCGCGACGGAGGCGCCCGGCGCGCAGCTTTTCCAGTCGCTGAAATCCTTGAAGCGGAAGCCGTACAGCCGCCCCATCCGCGCCTCGAAGAAGCCGATCACGGCATGGATGTCGTCCAGCGTCCGCATCCCCGAGCCGACATCGAACTGGCGGCGCGAACCCGCCCATGTGGCATTGCGCTCCTCATGGCCCGAGCCAAGTGCGACAATCTCGGTTCGCCGCGCCGGCCCGCCGGTGGAATGAAAGGCGATGGACAGCGGAAAGCTGATTTCGTGGAAGTTCATGCCTTAGACCTCGTCATGGCCGGGCAGCAAGCGAAGCGCAGCGCGACCCGGCCACCCAACTTCGGTGCCGCTACAGATTCCTGTTTCCCTGCGCCACCGCCCGCGCCAGCATCGCCGCCACCTGCGACTTCGATTGCAGAAAGCTCTGCGCGTCCGGCGTGGTGATGTTCACCGTCACATTGGTTGGCCGCAGCGCTGCATTGGGCGTGATGGCGCCGTCACTGGACGGGGTGAACAACTCAGGCCCCTTCTCCCCCACCAGATAGGTCTGGCCGGCCGCCACCGGCCCGCCCGCGGCGCGCGCGCCCGCCACCGGCAGGATCGACCCCGCCACCGATGCCACCAGGCTTTCCACCGGCTTGACGATGAACTGGCTCACTGCGATGCGGTCGAAATCGGCCAGCACCGAGGCGGTCAGTTGCGAGATCGACTGGCGCCCCGAAACCGCCGCCCGCGCGATGGAATTGGCAACGGCGTTGAAGCTGCGGTCCACCGCCCGCTCGATGCTGCCGGTCGCGCTCACGATCGGCCCGGCGACGAAATCGTTCAGTGCCTGGCCTGCCGCGGCAAGCGACATGTTCACCGGATCATTCACCATCGGGATAAGCCTTCATCAATGCATCCAGATCGCCGCGCGTCATCGGGGGTGCCGCGCGGCCGAAATGGCCTTCGACCAGCGCGCGCCATTCGCACAGTGACAGTGCCCAGAAATCGCGCGGCCTCAGCCTCAGCCGCCCCAGCCCCAGCACCATCAACTCTGTCCAGGAAAAGGGCTGGCGTTCTCTTTCGCCTCCCCTTGAAGCCCCGCTGCCTCGAACGCGCCTGTCACGCCGCGCACCAGCGCGCCCAGGTCGCAGGGCAGGCGCAGCACTTCGGCCGGGCACATGTCATGACCGCCGCCGCGCAGCAGCGCCGCCGCCACGATGGCCAGGTCCGCCGCGCGCGTATGCGCCAGCCGCGCGCCCACCTGGGACAGGTCGTCCAGCCCCAGCCCGTCCTCGATCTCGGCCAGCGCCCCCAGCGTCAGCAGCAGGCGATATTGCCGGCCGCCCGCTTCCAGCGCCGCTTCTCCTCTTGCCCTGTTCATGGTCATGCCTCCAATCACGACGCAGGCGTGAAGACCAGCGCGCCGGCGGACGCCAGCGACAGCGAGACCTTCACTTCCCCGTCATGGGGTCCGTCATACTGCAGCTGGGTGATGCGGAACGGCCCCTGCACCGTGCCGAAATCCGGGATCACGATCTGGTAATTGACCGTGGTGCCGTCGAAAAAGGTTTGGCGCAGCGATGCATCCGACGCGGCGTCCTTGAACACGCCGCTGCCCGACAGGCTGGCGGATTTGATCCCGCCTTCCAGCAGCTCGCGCCACATGCCGGTGGAATCGGCATTGGTAACGTCGACCGCCTGGGCATTGAACGCCAGCGAACTGGCACGAAGCCCCGCCACGCTGGTGAAAGTCTCCGGCGATCCGCCGTCACCGATCTTGATCAAAAGGTCCCTGCCGCGCTGGGCCGTCATGTCATTGCACTCCTGTTTGGATGGGTCACAGCCTGGTCACGCGGTAGGGCGCCAGCAGCGCCAGCGCGCCGTCGGGCACGGGCGCCGCATCGCCGCCGCGATGCTCGTAAAGCCAGGCGATGGTCTGAAGGATCGCGCTCTTGATGGGCGCGGGCACGTCCGCCCCGACACCATAACCGGCGGTGAAGGCGATGGAGCAGGCATTGACCGCGCGCAGGCCGGGATGCGGCGAAGCGAATATCAGCCGCCCGCCAGGCGCATCGACCTGGTAACCGGACGCGTCCAGCACCGCGGCCGTATCGCCGGCGGCATACAACGTTACCGCGTCCACGCTGACCAGCGGCGGCAGTGGCAGCGCGATGCAGCCATCACCAATGCCGTCCAGCCACAGCATCCAGCCCTGCGCGGCAAAGGCCCGCCCGCAGTGCCACTCGCAGCGCACCCTGGCGGCGGCGATCAGCGACGTTATCAGGTCGTCTTCGTCGGTACCGCTTTCCACGCGCAGCCAGGCCTTGGCCTCGGCCAGGCTCACAGGCTCCTGCGTGGGCGGCGACGTCAATTGCAGGGACATGGGTCATTTCCAAGGCCAGCCTCCCCTTCGCGCGCAAGGCGCGCCGGAAGGGGAGGTGTCGGCAACGCTGTGTCGGCGGAGCCGACCGAGTTGCCGATGGAGGGGTTCAAAGAAAAAGCTCCCGTGACGGGGGAGAACGCCACGGGAGCCAGACCGCCGAAGCGGCCGCACGGCGCAAGCGCCGTAACTGTTGAAGCAAGCGCAGCCCCGACCTCCCCCAGCGCGCGCGTCAGCGCGCTCGCACTGGGGGAGGTGGCCGTAGCAGCGCCTGCGCTGCGAAGGCCGGAGGGGTAACCAGAAGTTGTCTGCGTCTTAGGACGCAGAGAACTTCATCAGCTTGATCGCCTCGAAATTCTGCACGCCGCCGCCGACGCGCTTGGTGGTGTAGAACAGCACGTAAGGCTTGGCGCTGTAGGGATCGCGCAGCACGCGGATGCCCACCCGGTCCACCACCAGATAGCCGCGGGCGAAATCGCCGAAGGCGATGGCATAGGCGTTCGAGGCGATGTCGGGCATGTCTTCGGCTTCCGTCACCGGATAGCCGAAGATGGTGGCGGGCTGACCCGCCGCCGCGCCCGGCTGCCAGATGTAATTCCCGCTCGAGTCCTTGAACTTCCTGACCGCGCTTTCGGTCTTGCGGTTCATCACCCAGCGGCCGTTGGCGCGATAGGCCTGCTTGGGCGCATAGGCCAGGGTCAGCAGCGCATCGGCCGGGTCCGACGCCGCGAAAGCGCCGTCCGCGCCGCTGGCCACATAGCCGATATTGCCCCAGCTCCAGCCGGCATCCGCGACATTGGTATAGGCCAGGAACCCCTTGGGCTTGGCCGAACCGTCGCCGCTGACGAACGCTGCGCCTTCCTGTTCGGCGAAGACGATCTGCACCTCGTCGGCCAGCCACTGTTCGATATCCACCTGGGAATCGTCAAGCAGCGCCTGGGTCGCGGCGGGCATGGCGTAAAGCTCCATCGCCGGAAAATCCAGCGCCGCCAGCGTGGGCGTGCCGGTCTGGCTGATGGTGCCGGTCTCGCCCACCCAGCCGCTGGCCGCGCCGGCGGTGGTGATGGGCTTCCTGTATGTCGCCCCGCCGATGGCGCGCACGGATGCGATGGCGCGGATGGGCGAGGCCTGGCTCAGCACCCGGTCAATGGTGCGCTCGATCTCCAGCGGCACGGTATAGCCGCCATCGGGGTTGGAGCCTTCGCTCATCGCCTTGACTTCGATGTCCGGGCCGTCGCCCTTGCGCACATAGCGGTCGAAGGCCGCCTTGCGCTCGGCATTCGCCGGATCGAACCCCTTGCGCTCGCCGCCAAGCTGCGGGCGGTACGCCGCCAGCATCAGCGCATCGACCTTCTGCTTCTGCTCGCTCAGGGCGGCATCGATGCGCGCCACCTTGTCTTCATGCAGGACATCGGCGCCGCGCCGTTCCAGGCCCTTCAGCCGCTCCTCATTGGCGTCCTTGAACGCGGCGAAGCCGGCCAGGAATTCTTCGAAGGCCTGCTTGATCTCATAGCTGCTCTGGCCGTGTTCGACGGCCTTGGTTTCCAGTTCCATGCTTTCTCCTTGTGCGCCGGCCCTAGGGATTTAGGGCGCGGCTTGCCTGACGAAACAGTTGGGCCAGGCCAGAGTCCGTCTGGCGTGCCCCGATGGCCGTGACCGTCGATCCCGCGAGCAGGGGAAAGGTCACGACCGAAATTTCCCACAGCTCGACTTCCAGAAGCGTGCGCGTGGCTCCCGCCCCGCGCCGCGCGCGCCTTGTGCGAAAGCCGATGGAGAGGCCGTTCAAGGCCCCGTCGCGCAACAGCGCGGCGATGTCGCGCGCCTGCTCGACGTCGCTGGAAAGGCGGCCGCGCACATAAAGCCCGCGTCCATCCTCTGCGATCTGTTCCCACACCCCGATCGGCGCATGCGCGAAATGCTGGTACAGCATGCGCACCTGGCCCGCGCCCCGCCGCCGCAGGCTGGCGGCAAAGGCGCCCGGCGCCACGGTATCGCCGCCGCCATCGGCCACGCCGAACAGCGAGGCATAGCCCTCGAACTGATCGGGCCCCAGCGGCGTCAATCCGGCAAACGTATTCTTCCGCGCCAGCGGGCGGCGCGTCGTGTGAACGGTGAAGGTCAAGGCAAGTTTCCTAAATGTCATGGCCCGCGAATGCGGGCCACCCAGGTGACACCGCTGTTGCCGGTCACCGGTTGCGCACGATCCAACTGGATGGCCCGGCCACCCGGAGCTACGCGACCGTGTGGCGGCCGGGCCATGACAACCGGGGTTCAGGGTTGCGGCGCGGAATCCAGTTTCGTCTCGATCCGGTCCAGGCTTTCCTTGATGGACCGCACCTGTTCCTCGATCACCGCCACCTTCTGGATCGCGGCCTGGTCGGATTGGGTGGTGCGCTCCAGGTCGGCGATGCGCTCGGCGGCGCTGCCCGC